AATCTGCGGCCAAGAACCAGCGGTAGCACTTCCAGCCGCCCAATTAGGTCCGTTCTCGACGTAGGTCTTGATATTAGCCGCTGTGGCGGAATAGCTTGCTGTCAGATCCGATGCATCCGCGACAGCAAACTTATCCCCATCAGCGAGAGTCCCCCCTGAGATTCCAGTCAAAGCACTTATTTTTGTATCGGCCATATATCACCAAATCGAGATTACAGACGGAGAAGATTGCGATTCCATCGTGCCGGGGGAAACGCCGGAGTCGTCGAGGGCGGGAGAGCCACCGCCACCGCTGGCATAAATTTCAATTGCAGATATCACCCACGTACCAGACGCATGAGTCATTGAAACAGTCTTTGAGCCTTGGGCTCCAACGTCCTCATCGTACTCTGCGCCGTCATACCAATACCCATCAACAACCACAGTCTCTTTTGTGTACCCAGCTCCGGCTGTGCTCGTGCCACCGTTGCTTGTTAGCCCGGCAAGGATCATTGCGTTGGCAACGGTCGTTGTGAGATTCACGCTGCCGTCAGCGCTATTTCCGGTTGCGCCTACTGGCGTTCCGTGAGATCCGCCGCTCTGGAGTCTCCAGACAAAGCAACTGATCGACGATGGCGTTGCGCTCAGTGTCGCAACAATGTCCTTTGAGCCAGACCCAGTGACAGAATCTAAAACGGCCCATTGAAACCGCCCGTTATCAGGGCCTCCAGTTTGGGGGCTTCCAAGAATGGTGAGGTTGCTTTCCCCCGTCATCGTGACGGATGAGAGTGTCTGCGTACCATACCAAAGAACAAGACACGCGCACTGCTCCCCGGCCGACCATCCCGCCACAGTCACGGTCGCCGCGTTATTCGTTCCGCTGACCAGCGTCGCGTTATGTGCTGCTCTAGTTACCATGATCTTAGTTCGGCAGTTTGATTAGATAGGCGGCGGTCGTATTGGACGCCACTGTTCCGATCACGCGCCATTCTGGGATAAACACGAATCTCCCATAACTACCTTGATGTTGCGACACAACCGGAATTGATGCACTCAACGTATGTGAAGCCGTTGTTGCAAGTGTGGAAGCATTTATCTCCCATAGTGTTGTCCAGCTAGAAGACCCTGACCCGCCAAATGCCCAATACACGTCACGGTAGGAATCGTAAAAGAAAGAACGCGTATTCGCCAATGCCGGTGCAGAAGCCGATGCACTGCTCACAGTTTCAGCAGCAAAGTCAATGGTTAGCAACTTCGCCGCGCTGCTTCCATATACCAACGCACGCCCCCGTGACGAATCCCACGCCATCACGGCATCATTGCCAGGGGTGTGACTCATGGCCTTTGGACTAGACCAAGTGTCGTCGCTGCAATCGAAGAAGTACGCATTGAGCGAAGACCCATTGTCCTGCCCATCACTGACGAAGATTTTCTGTGTCACAGGGTCGTATATCACCGATCCAATCAAGCCTCCGCCAGGGTAGCTTGTCAACTGAGTCCATGTCTGACTTGCGTTGCTGAATTTCCAAGCCTGAGAAATTAAGTTAGAGGCGGCACCAAAGTCATATCCTCCGAATCGGTATAAGGTGTCGTTGTGAGATGCGTACACCAAACCATCGTAGGAGTGAATGGATGTTGGTTTTCCATCCGTGTAAGTGCCATTCTGCACAGCGTTAGATGGACTTCCGCTTTGTCCTTCAATACTCCACCCGGTCGGAGCGGTTGTTCCATCGAAATCAAACACATAGATTCCGTTGTTCGCGGAATCGAAATGTCCACCACCATGAACGCGCAGTTTGTGGGTGCCAGACACCGCCTTGAATCCACCGCACCAAGCAATGATTACGCCGGCCGCATCTGGGAAATTCACGCCGGAGTAATCCGTTTCCCAGCCGCCTGTCGTCACCTCGGCCATGGTATCCATGCCGTTGGTTGGTGCGTAACTGCCAGACATGGCGCGCACTTCATAGTCAGTCATGTCTGCGATGTATTCAGGCACGATCGAACGATCGCCATAGAACACTGAATCCAGCCCTTCGATTACAGCGCCACGGTCAGGTGATGCACCGCTGAAACCATCGGTGATGTTCGGAATGACAACTCCGCTATTCTTCGGCGCACTACCACCAGAAAGAATGGGTAGGTAGGTGGCCGTCACTTCCGTAAGGGCGTCTGCCCCTAAAGTGATCGTGGCAGTCCACGGGTTCGTGACAGTGATGTTGTCATTCTCGAATGGCCGGTTGGTACCAGAGAAAATTGGCGTGCGATTCGAGATTCCAGATTGAATAGATGCCAGGTTGGCAAAAAACTGCCCAGCCATCTGGAACCCGTCATTCGGGAACCAAGAATTGTGTGTCCAGTCAATTGGGTCATTAGTGCTGGCGTCCATCTGCAACGTGACGCCAGAACCGCGATAGACGTGCACATTGTTGCGGTAGCCGTAGCTGCGCTGCGCGCCGTTGTTTGTCTGATACCAGCCGGACACCTCGATATCGAATCCAACGGCCGAAGCAGTGGAGATGTACGTGTTGTTGTAGAGGAAATGCCCGCTGTTCTGCGAGTTCCACTTGTGTGGGTAGCTGCGCGCCGGGTTGATGTAGATGTTGCGAGCGATAAGTACAGGCCCGCCGTACAGCGGATCGAGCGAATCGAAGTCAATGCTGTTGTGAATGCGGTTGTCGTAGAAGGTGATATTCCTGCGGCCGTCATCAACTTCCAGCACGTCGTCGCAGGAATTGCGAATGTCGTTACGGTAAAAGTGCAGTGAGCGCCCATGCGATCCGTCGTCCTGCACGCACGAACAGGTGTCCCCGAATCCCTTGAGGAAGTTGTTGAACACGCAGTTGCCGACACCGGCGACGAGGGCGCCGTCGTCATCCCACGTCCGATTGCTATCGAGAAAATCAACCGGAGTGGTCTGCCACAGGTTGTTGCCTGTGAAGGTGTTGTCGTACACGAGTAGTTGCTCGCAGCGGTAGACGTACACGCCGCGGTCGATACCAGTGGCCGTGATGTTGCGAAGCGTCACGCGTGTCGCCAGTAGAGACCCCTGCATCGTGGAGCTTGATTGACCGAGCACCGTTGAATAGGCGCCAGCCCCGGCGCCGGCATCAACGCCGTTGCCCTGTATCGTCAGGTTCTCGATGACGAGATCAGATAGATTCGCATCGAGGTTGAAGAACACCCCGATCGTCGAGCGCGCCAGGATTACGCCGTCGCGCGAGGCACCACGCACATATTTCGGCGAGCCTGAACTGCCGCCGCTTGTGATGTTGATTTGCCCTGTCAGGTTGTACGTGCCATTGGCCAACACGATCACCGCTCCTGCTGGTGCATCGTTGATGGCAGTTGCAATCTGCGCTGCTGTTGACCCTGCTGAAACGTTGACAGTTGCCGCACCAGCAGCAGCAGGCAACGCGCGAGTAGTGGTTGTCAGGCTTCTGACAGATTGCGCTGCGCCATCGGTGATGGTGACCTCTACCTCGTAAGTCGTATTCGGCAGCAGGTCAATTATCGTCCAAGCAAAACCGTCTTCGACAGCACCTCCGTTTCCAGGAGTCAATGAGAAAGAGGGCCGGATGCGGTACAATGGATGGCCAGTAATCCATGACTCCGCCCCTTGCACGCGATATGCACAGGTTGTTGTAGCTGTAGCAGCAACAGTGCCAGTCAACGGAAGGAATAAGGCTAATTGTTCAGGTGTGGGGCCGCCATCGACAACTAAATCACCTACAAGGACCTCCATTACAGAAGTCCCCCCAGTACCCGCCCGGGAAGATCCTTTAGGCAAAGCCCATGAATACAACCCGGGCATGGATTACTCAGCGATTTCGCAGGAGACTTGATGGCTCAGGGAAGCCTCACCAGCGATGGAGTTGATGTCGAGTTCATCCGAACCACCACCTTCGAGGTGGATGACGGAATCCGCGTCCCGAGCAACCCAACCACCGGGGCCGGCTTTACCGCAGCCGAAGGAAAGTTGATAGGCGCCAGAAACCGTACCGGCGGTGATGGCAGATTGCTTGTCCACAGCGGTTGTGGAAGCGGTCGTGCCGATTCGACGGGGAGCCGGAGTAACCGAAGTCCCACCCGAGCCCGCGGTCGTCCAACGACGAACGCGATAGCCGATACCCGTGATGGTCGTCGCGGCTGACGAACGTCCTGCAACGAAAACACCTTGAAGGTCAACACCACGAGTGGCTTGACGAATGACAATAGTCGGATCTTCAGTAGAAGGGGTAGCATGTGTAGAATAAGTTACCCCAGAATCAATAGAATACACAAAAGGCATATTAAACTCCTTATTTGGCCTCTAATAAAAGTGTAGCAAGGGGTGAGGCATCCTCTTCTACAATTTTCGCAAGTTCTTGCGAATCCAGAAACTTTCCATGCTCCTCTAATTGGGCATTTTTTAATTTCTCAAAAAATACCTCATCAGGCATTTTTAATGTTCCAGCAATCTCTCCATATTTCTCAGAACAAGGATAGCATTGGTAAAACAAAAAGGTCATATTCTCTTCTGGGCACCAACCACCTTCTTTACCACAATTTGCACAAAAAACAGGTACCCATGCTTCTGATCCTCTAAAGATACGATTTTTAGTATTTTTAGCTCTAGAATCAGGAAGAAGTTCAATGGTCATGGATTACCCTCAGTAATTGTCCAGCTAGTAACACTAACAGGTTGAGTAGCAACAATGGAAGTAGTTGTAAGATTTAAATCAGAGCCCGAAGTTCCCACGTTTCCGTCAACGCAGAAAGTTCCACCAGAAGTAACCCAACGGAACCAAGTAGCAGTGCCAGTAGCATTTGCACTTGAATCCTGTGTAATAGAATTAAGAGTTAATACTCCACCTGAGGCGGCGGCAGCAAAGGTAGCATTGCCTGTTAACTCGGCCAAAAGAGTAGTAGCCGTTCCACCAGAAGCAGGACGTGTACCATCATAAATACGTAGAAAGCCAGAGGCCCCGACTGCAGCAGTAATCTCGTCGAGCATGGCATTTCTAATTGCAGTTGAATATGCTAATGCCATAATTACCTCTTAAAATCTTTCATTTGTGTTTCAATCAAAGAATTGACTTGCTTTTGAATCACATTCCAATCTTTGTTATGAAAGACAGAAGAATTGTCAAATCCTTGTGTATAAGAATAGAATCTTACAGTAGCAGTTTGTTCCTGAAGATTATTATCCCATCCAGGAATGACTTCCCAATAATGAGTATATAATTCTTTAGGATAAGCAAATGGAGAGACTTCCTCTACTTTATGATTTAGAGGAGGATTCTCTGTTCGTTTAAAAAATTGTTTAAACCAACTCATTATACATTAATCTCTACATATTGAACTTGGACACCAGCAGCAGTAGCTGCCGATGTAGTAAAAGCTAGTGCTTCTCCAGCAGCAGTTTCACACCACCCATGTTCATTAAAATCCAATACTAAACCACCATTAGCCCCTAAAGGGAAAATAGCAGAAATATCTGTGGTGCCACTTTCGAAGTTTACGTTATTAGCTAGAGTTGTAACGATAACGGCTGACAGTACTCTGTACTTCTTGTTGGCAACGGCAGCGACTAATGTAGTAGTAGTTGCTGTGGAAGGATTTGCAAACGCACGTTTAACTCCAGTGTTAACAGGCGTCCCGCGAGATACATAATTTGTCATATTTATTCCTTAAAAAGCCCCGGACAAGCCGGGGCCTAACTATTAGTCGTTTAGAGCTTCGTTGCCACCAGGCATGAAGTAGCCCAGGAGAATATATCCTGTGCCACCAGCCGTTGACGAACCCACGGTGTAAGAACCGATAACCATACGATCTTGGCTCAACTTAGTCATGAATTGAGTTCCAGTTGCCGTACCGCTAGTCACATGACCAACGGATGTAGTAGGCAACGAGAATGCATTCAACAGACCCGTAGTTGCACCAGACCAACCAAGGTTATAAGCACCAGCACCAGTGACAGCAACAGCATCCTGCCACACGCGAATATCACAGATTACTGCATCTTTCGGAATAACACACTTTGCAGTAGAGCTATCTGCCCGATTGATTTTGATAACCTTATAAAGAACATCACGAGGTTTAGGATATGATAAGCCGACTTGAGCTGACGTAAAATTAGCCATAGTTAATCTCCTTTAAATGGTGAGAGGTCGAAAACTTACGTCTCCTATTACTGACACCCCTCAATTAACTATTAAACGCCAGGTGAACCGTAGATTTGACGACGGTCAGTCCAACCAAAAGCGTAGCGAGCTACAGCCTTGTACTTGGCATTCATTGTGTCAAAGTCGGAATCCATACCGAAATCATCACCCCAACGCTCAAAATACTTTAGACCATTCTCCACATTGGTACGGATGAACCAGGCGTCAGTGTCAGTCAAATAATGATTGACAATGATTTCTGGAATTAGACCCATAGTCTTTAGGACATTAGGATCATTGGTATCAGTACCAGTACGGCCATTAGCCTTTAGGATACGCTCAGCTTCGAACATCAGGTTCACTGGAATGATCAGTGAACGAGGCTTAACAGCGATCTTCAGACCACGGTCATTAGTGAACGCAGCTAGATCAATAACCGCTTGCTCTAGTGCAGCTTCTGATAAGTCAACAGCAGCAGATACACCATTGGTGTAAGTGCCACCGGCAACGTTAGGAGCAGAGGTAGAACCACCACCACCAGCAGAAGCAATTAGAGTTGCGCCATCGCCACCTACATAGGAGGTATTGAACGCACGGTTATAGATATTGGCAGCTACGATTTCCTTAGTCTGACGCATTGAGAAAGCCAGGCTACGCGCCTTTAACTTACCAACAACATCATACTGGTCATCACTGAAGGCTTCCTTAGTAATCACGAAACCCAGAGCATACACTACTGGATTGTAACGTGAGGTGAAACCTTGGCGAGCTGAATCATAAGTGATGGCAGAACCTTCACCCTTGACTACCGCTAGACCGAAACCTGAAGTACCTACATCCTCTTCGAATGCACGTTTAGAACTGTGTTGCTCAAACAGAGAAGTCCATTCTACTGGAAACTCTGCATATGCATCACCATACCACTTATTGACGCCAGGCCATAGGGCTTTTGCAAAACTAGATTGTGTAATAACACCCATATTAACCTCCTATTAAACGCCAGCAGTACCAGTGCTACCCTTGAGCTGGTGGTTGTTGATAACCACATGCATCTTGGCGGAAGCACCAATTTCATTGTCTGGACGCACAACAAACCCTAAGATCTTAAGCGTTAGGGCAGCCGTAGTAGCCTTAGTACCCATGTCAATAGTCTGTTGACTAATGCCACGAGTCGTGTCAAAGGCTGTAGCAGCATGTGAAGCATTTAGACCCACATCAGCTACTGCAGGAGTACCGTTTGAAGTTTCAGCTTCAAACACAATATCGGGATCATCTGCAACTAGTACATAAGCCGAACCACCTGAAGCAACATACTGGGGAGTATCTAGAGATACTGAACCTGCTGACATTGCACCAGCAACTGGATCAAACTTGGAGTTAACGATACCTACGATAACGCCAACCGCAGCAGTAGAGCCAGCAGCGACACCAGTCACTGTGGCAACACCAGCCGGTGAGGCGGAACCGTTTGTAACTACGAGATCACCAACGCCAATATTAGCTGCGGCGCTGGAGATATAGTACAGATTGCTTTGTCCATTATAAGGGGCACCTGAAATGTGCTTTACTGGACGAAAGCCTTGAATACGAGAAGTATTGGCCATAGCCTATCCTTTCATAAATATATAAACTGATAGCACCCTGGCCACTCTTATTTAACTTAAGGAGGTATTTGCTTTACGCAGTTCT